TGCTACAGTTATGTGATTGGCTTACATTTGCCCCATTCCTCTAAGTGTGAATGGGGCAGCATAGCCGGAGGTAAGCAATGGCGTTATTCAATCTAGTGCAGACATTCGGCGAAGACCCGCCGGAAGAATGGAAGGTGCCGACATTCAAAGAGTGTGTGAAAGACGATGTTGACAATATATTTTTCAATATCGATGAATTTGCAGAAAACCATATCGTAGACGGCAAGGAACACCCGATCGTCATAGAAGAAGAGGATGTAAGACGACATAGTGCTCACTGGGAAGCTGGAGCGAAGCAGAATTTCGATACTGGACTTTACAATGCGCATACCATTCTTTACATCAAGGTAAGCGACTATGGACCAAGACCAAAAGTAGGCAAGTATCTTGAACTTGACGAAGGTACAGACCATAAGCGTACCTACAAGATCATCCATTGCGAAGAGGATGTCGGGGTTTACCGTATGACGATGGAAAGGACAAGGCAGTAATGGCAAAGGTATCTTACGACAGTTCCAACTACACCATAACTATTGATGGCGTGGAAGAAGTATCCAAGGCTTTAGGAGACCTTAAAGGCAAGACACCTGCCGCAGTCAAGGTTGCCGTGAATGCAACGGCAAGGGAAGCACGAAAGCTGATGATCGCCAAAGCAAAAGCACGGTATGCCGTAAATGCAGCAGGGCGAAAGCACCTAAAGGATTTGGTACAGCGTGGCAAGGCCACCAATGCAAACCCTGTTGCAGAGCTCCACATAAAGAGTTTCAGAAATGACCTTGGATACTTTGATTACAAGCCCGAGGGTATACATACCGGAATGGACGTTTATAGGAGTGCACCTTCCGTAGTGAGTGCAAGGGTACTGAAAGCGGGCTCATTAAAGCCTCTTTCCGGCAACGGAGAAAAGTCAAAGGGCTTTGTGTTAAAGTTCAGCAGCGGACATGTCGGCATGGTGCAGAGGGTTATAGGTTCAGTATCAGATCATAGACTGACAGCCAGAGGTTTTCCGAGGTGGAAGAATAAGGAAGGCAAAATAGAAAAATTGCAGACGATGGGAAGTCCTTCCGCAACGGCAATGCACAACACAATCTGGCCGGAAGTACAGCCGGACGTATCGGAGTTTTTACAGATGCGGCTTGATACACAGGTCAGGAAAGTTATTGAAAGGGCAAGGAAAGCAGGAAGATGAATAATTACATGACATCAGTTGAAGCGGCTGGAATCGGACGCACACCGCAGTTGTGCCAAGACTCACTGGTTGAAATGCTGAGAGAGCTTTTCAAAGGCAAGAAATATGTAGGACAGGAAGGCCGCAAGGAACTGACTGTATATAAACAGGACTTGCCGGTGCCGGAAGATAACGACGTTGATGCAGATACGGACGAAGCAGCAGCACCCTATATCGTAGTGCAGATGACTGGCGGACAGATAAAAAATGACAGGTCTCCGCAGCTGGTAGATTTTTCACTTGTCATCTGCTGTTTCGACAAGGGTAAAAAACGTGAAGGCTGGCAGGATGTGGCGAACATCAAAGAAGATATAGTGCAGCGTATATGTACCCGCCCTTACTTTGGCGGAGCGTTCACGATATTAAAGCCTATATCGTGGGCTTTTCAGGCAGACGATACGGCACCATATTATTTCGGGGCAGTGTCGTTCACATGTACCGCACCCGCTATGACACAGGATACGGCACTAAAGGAGCTACTATGAGCAAAAAAGATAAGACGTCTGCCACAGTTAAGGCAGAGGAAAAGATACAGGAAGAAATGGGCGAAGAGGTGAAGGAAGCCCAGACAGAAGATGCAACGGCAGAGAAGGAAGAAACAAATGAGGAACCGGTAGTGTATTGCGGTCCAAGTATTCGGAACATAGTACGTCAGTACACAGTATTCGACGACGGAATACCGGAGACTCTTAGGGATTTTTTCGATGAAAAACCGATTGCAAAGACAATGCTTATCCCTCTTTCAAGACTTGCGGAGATGAGGAGCAAACTTGAAGACAAGGGGACACCGGAAGCAGTCTTATACAGGCAGATAATGTCATAACTTTAAGGAGGTAAAAAATCTATGTCAAGTGCTTACAAACATGGAGTATACGCCAGTGAGAAAGCCACAAGCATGACCGCACCCATTGCAGGCACAGCGGGATTGCAGGTCATCATTGGCACAGCACCGGTAAATATGCTTGGAGCAGATTTTGCGGATAAGGTAAACAAGCCTATCCTTGCAAACAATTACTCCGAGGCGGTAGAGGCAGTGGGATACAGCTCTGATTTCGCAAGCTATACATTATGCGAGGCAATCAGTGCAACATTCCAGATCGTCGGCACAGGTCCGGTAATTCTTATCAACGTACTCAACCCGGCAACTCACAAAAAGGCAATGACAGGTGGAACATTGCAGGTTAATTCAGGCGTCGCAGAAGTAAGCGAAGTCGGACTCATTATTGATTCGGCACTTACAGTACAGATACCGGCTGTAGATGACGTACCTGCACAGACACTCGTAAGAGGCACAGACTACGAGATTTCTTACAACGATGACGGAACAGCAAATATCGTAATGATCTCAGTAGCGGCAAGAGCAGCTACAAACGTCACACTTGCAGGAAATAAGGTTGACCCAACAGCAGTTGTGGCAAATGACATCGTAGGCGGTGTGAATATTTCTACAGGAGAAGAAAAAGGATTAGAGGTAATCAGACAGATTTACCCTAAGTTCGGCATGACACCGGGTATCCTTATCGCTCCAAGATTTTCAGCGAATGCAACAGTCGCAGCGGCTTTGCAGGCAAAGACAAAGGAGATCAACGGAGTATTCAAGTGCGTCACTGTCATTGACATTGACAGCTCGGCAGCAGGAGCACAGAAGTACACAGACGTAAGAACACAGAAGACCACACAGACAGTATCAGACCCTAATGCTTATGCAGTATGGCCTTATGCAGCTGTAGGAGAGGTCGTTTACTCTGGTTCATCACTTGCGGCAGCACTTACAGCATATACCGATGCTGTAAACGATGATACACCAAACGTATCACCTTCCAACAAGATTCTTTCAATCTCAAAGGCATGTCTGCCGGATGGAACAGAAGTAGTGCTCGATCAGGACCAGGCGAACACAATCAACAGCTTTGGAGTGGCTACATTCCTCAACGTGAACGGATTTAGACTCTGGGGCAACAACACAGCAGCATATCCGGGAAACACAGACCCTAAAGACCGCTGGTTCTCTGTACGCCGCTTCCTTTCATGGGCTGCAAACAGCTTTATCCTCACCTATTTCCAGAAGGTTGACAGCCCTACAAACAGGCGTCTTATCGATGCTATCGTTGACTCTGAAAATATCAGAGGAAACGGTTTTGTAGCAAGAGACGTATGTGCAAGGTATGAGATTGTGTTCAACGAAGAGGAGAATACAACAACAGACCTTCTCAATGGAAAGATCACTTTCCATCAGTACATCACACCATACACACCCGCTGAGGACATCGAGGACATCATTGAGTTTGACCCCGAAGCACTTTCAGCAGCGTTAGCATGACGGAAGGAGGAAAAGGGAAATGATTAGCAATAACTATGTACCCGAGAAAATCAATGATGCCAACGCCTATCTTGACGGCAACAGGATGATAGGTGCTGGTGCTTCTGCTGACCTGCCGGAGATCAACATGAAGACAAGCACCGTTGAGGGAATGGGTATCAACGGCGAGATTGACAGTCCGACCATCGGACTGTTTGAGAGCATGGAGCAGACTGTAAAGTTTAACACGCTATATTCATCAGCAGCAGACATGCTTTCACCTCTTAAAACCGTAAATCTCACATTCAGAGCTGCACAGCAGGTTTACGACAAGACAGGAGGCTACGCTTTTAAAGGTCTTAGGGTTGTAGAGACAGGTCGTGTAAAGAAGTTCAAGCCAGGCCAGATCGCGAAGGGTGAGAGCATGGAAGCGGAAGTAACATTGGAGCTTACATATATTCTTATCGAGAACGACGGCAAGAAGCTCGTTGAGATTGACAAGCTTAACGGAGTTTATATAGTTGATGGTCAGGACATGTTAGCAGAGGTACGTCCTCTTGTCTGACGGATAAATACGGCGGACAGGGCGAACAGATACGCTCTGTCCGATTTTGATATATTCAGCGGAAGGAGTTAAAGAATGGCTGAGGAAAAGAAGATTGAAAACAAGGTGGAAGAAGCAGTAAAGGATACAGCAGAGAGTAAGGAAAAGGAAGGCGTAGTAAAGTTTGCAAAGCCTTATTCTTTCGAAGGTAAGGAATATACAGAGATAGATTTATCCGGTCTTTCAAAGCTTACAGTGAATGATGCAATCAAGGCACAGTCACAGCTCATTGATGAGCAGGAGACGGCAGCAGCACTCGTTACAGAGAGGACAACGGCCTTTGCAAGACATATGGCAGCAAAGGCAACAGGCTATCCGATAGAGTTTTTCAAGTACATGTCAAGAGGTGCCATGAAGAGCGTGCAGAGAGCAGTTGTTTCATCGCTTGTCGGAAAGGCAGAGAGCGAAAACCATGTGATGAAATTTGAAAACCCATACATGTACGAGGGCTCGGAATACACTGAAATTGACCTCAACGGAATAGCAGACATGACGAGCATGAATGAGAGTGAGGCAGAGAACAGGCTTGTAAGAGCTGGCATAACCATCATAGAGCCTACATACAATTATCTCTACGCCTGCATCATTGCAAGCATGGCTACCGGAAAGCCAGAAAAATTCTTTGAAGGACTCCCAATAGTGGAACTTCTGAAACTTAAAACGGAAGTAAACGACCCGGATTTTTTCGAGTAAAGGGCGGAGCAAAAGAACTTCGCAAAGCCGCTATCCGTCTTTCTGCAATCACGAGGACGGGTATTGATTTTTACTTAACCATGCCAATTCGGGAATTTATCGAGCTGAATAACGAGGTGGCTGAGGAATGGCAAAAGACAAATCATTAGAGTTAAGTATTCATATAGCCGGCAAGATAGACAAGAGCCTAACATCTGCACTGGGTCAGGCAAAAAACAGCGTAAGCGGTTTTTCAAAGACTATGGGAAAGATAGGCTCTGTCGGGCTTGCAACTATGGGGGCAATTACTGTCGGAGCCGTGGCCGGAATTAAAAATGCCACCGATGCGGCGAAGGAATTTGAAGCCCAGATGGGAGACGTAGTTAAGTACGTTGACGGACTTGCGGATAAAAACGGTAAGATCAGCGATCTACTCGACAAGGATACAGGACGTACCTACAAAGAAAACTACGGCATGATGAAAGATGCCCTCATGGAGCTATCTACACAGATACCCATGTCGGTAGACGAGCTCACTAAACTTGCGGCAGCAGCCGGACAGTCAGGAAAAGGTATCAATGACCTTATCCAGTATGACGGCAAAGGAAAGATAGGTGGTTTCCTCAAAGACGTTGCAATGATGGGAACCGCAATGGATATATCGGCAGAGCAAGCGGGTGACTGGGGTGCAAAGTGGGAAAAAGCTTTCAACATGGACCATAGCGAGATCATGGTACTTGCAGACCAGATCAACTACCTCGGTGCTAACAGTGCCACGACCGCGGCAGAAATTGCACAGGCGGTCAATGACGCTGCATCACTCGGACAGATAGCCGGAGCAGATGTATCAACTACTGCGGCACTTGCAGATGCAATGCTGGCAACCGGTGTTAGTTCCGGCAAGGTTGCAACCTCTATCAAGCGTACCTTTACAAACATGAGTAAGGGAACAAGCGCGACAAAAGCCCAGAAAGAAGCATGGGAAGAACTGGGAATGAGTGCCGATGAAGTGGCAAAGTCCATGCAGGTTGACGCAAATGCTACGCTGATACAGGTTTACAAAGCCATAGATGCAATGCCGAAAGAGCGGCAGGTTGCAACACTTAGTACACTCTTCGGACAGTGGGCTATTGAAGGCAATGCAAAAGTAGTCGGGAATCTTAAAACGTTTACTGATGCACTGGAAATGGTAAATGACCCGTCAAAATATAAAGGAAGCATGGAACGAGAATTTATCATCAAGGCAGATACGGCAGAAAGTATCGACAAGATGCTCGGCAATTCCATGCACGCGCTGAATATTAAATTAGGTGATGCGTTCCTACCGGTAAAGAAACAGTTTGCAACGATGATGCTAGATATATTCGACGGACTTGATGACAATATGCCGCAGTTGCAGCAGATAAGCGGACAGCTTGCAGACCTTGCATCAAAGGGAGTTTCAAAGCTTGGAGATGCAATCCAGAAGGCGTTGCCTTATATCCAGAAGGCACTTGACTATGTATCGACTCACGGAGATACAGTCGTGAAAGTGCTTGGGGGTATGGCGGCAACGTTTGCAGGAATGAAGGCAGCGCCGCTGATAGAAACGCTTTTGGGTGGCGGTGGCAGCTTGATCGCCGGAGGCGGCGGAAGTATTCTGTCTGGACTGGGAGGACTGTTTGCAGGAGGACAGAAAGCATACGGTATGCTTCCGGGACTTATGAGCAGTGCACAGATGGGCGTAAATCTTGCCACTCGGTCTAGCTTTACACAGGGCGGCATGGGTGGACCTTTAGGCGGAATAATGAATACGCTGACAGGTGCATACTTTGGAGTCAAAAACAGCAAAGGCTTGCTGTCACCTAAAGATAATACCATGTGGAAAGCACTACTCGGAACCGCAACACAG